CAGGAATGAGTTGAACAATTGTGAAGCCCATCCATTGAAGCCATCGGATAGCTTTAGGATTCTCTGCATGGACATAGTTAAATAGTAGTGAGTAATCTTCATGGATTACATCTAGCCACTGGCGGCACTGGGATTGGAGTTGCCTAGTGTGCTGATAGATACCGTCACTACCTAACATCCAAGGCACTCCTACAAAATCCTGGCCTGCGTTTACTACACCGAACATTAGGATGGCAACACCCTCTTCATCAACGGCTACCCACGCCTCATCTGAAGCATGGATGGATAAGGTCAAGGCCGTTATAGGCCCATAACCACACGAAGCTTTAAGCTCAAGTTTATCAGCGGCCCTCAAGCGAGGACCTAGCTTATTGCAATCATCAATGGTTGCTAAACGTACTGTAGCTACCATTAAATTCTCCGTGATTTCGTAGTGTAGTAACCTGTCCATTCAGCAGATTGGAAGGTACATGGGTAGTGGGAAGTGTTATTGACAACGATAGAAACTCGGTCATTTTTAGATAACAATGGGAACTCAAACTCACCAGAGGCTTCTTCAACCTGACCTAGTGTTAACAAACCAAGAGGCTTGCCTAAGAAGTCATAAGTGTTAATCATGCCCTGCGTATCAGTGGTTACAGTGAACTTACCTGTGTCTTGATACAGAATCTTGAACTGACGAAGCTGTAAGCGTCCAGAAGTGTCTGTCACTTGGCTACCGCCTGCACCTTGGCTTCTCTTGTACTGAGTAGAAAAGGTGTAGGACATATCATAGGGATACCCTACGAAGTTCTCTCCATCTACAGTCACTGCTATCTGATTAGTTGCAGGTGTTGTGCCTGTTGAAATACCATCTAGATAGACCATCTTTCCAGATGCCGTAAGCTTAGGGGCTTCTTGCAGTTGCATCTTCTCAAGAGAAATCACAGTGCCACGCTGGATTATCCAGTAGGCTATGGACTCAATCACTGAAAGGTTTAGGATGCGGTCAGCATATGGGAACTCCCACTTGGACCAAGACATCTGTAAAGCTTGGTTATCTCGTCTAAGGTACTTATAGACGTAGCATGTTGGCACATCGTGGACACCATCAGTCAGTACAAATATAATATCTTCGTTAGTGTTTGACACTAAAGCTGTGGCATTACCTTTTATATAACGAGGTACATTGAGGGTCGCATCAATAGCGATATTGCTTGAAGTATCTGCCTGTACGAAGAACTCACGAACACCTGTGAAACCTTCTCGGTTAGTGGCGAAGTAAACATACTCACCAGCACCAATTGGCTCTGCTCGTAAACTAGATTCATATTCAGTTGTCTGGTTAATGGACACCGTTTCTGGAGTCAATGAATCCCCTGCGCTCAACATGAATTGAGTTTGGTCAGAGAACAGTAGAAGCGTTTCGTTAAATGGGATTGCATGACGGAGTATAGAGACCTTAGTGTGGCTAACTGCTACATCAATCGGGTCAGTCGCTAGTACAGTGGTCACAGTCTCAGGGTAAAACGAGAAGTAAGTACCTGTTCGGCTAAAGATGACATTCTCATCTGCAATTACGCCTAGGCGATTACGATGAAAGAATACATCATTAAGTTTCTTACCAACAAAGGATGGGTCAGAAGATGATATTTCATCACCTACAGTTCTGTTTCCCCAATCGTTAGGCTCAAAAGTGAATGTATCGTCTGCATTACGGGTTAACTTCCAAGGCATGTTGGCATTATCTAAAGTAGAGTCAGCCATATCTGCAAGGGTTTCTTTCCAGATACCTTGAGTGGTATCACCAGCTTCATATTCAACATAGTAGTTATCAGCTTCAGAAGTCTCTTCGCCTACTACCTTCATCTTCATGCCATTAAAGCCACGTCTGGGTAAATCAGAGAAGCGTTGGATGGAGCCTTTAGCACCTATTAATGCTGCGTTACCATAGGAGTCTTCAGTTCTTAGAGTGAAGTCATTACCATCTGTCCGTTCAATACGGATAGCAGAGCCATCCCAAGTAATCGTGTATACAGAACCTAGGTTTGCCACTAATTGAGTAGCCAGTTGGTTAGCAATATTGTTGGTTTTTAAGTCAGCCTTCACATCGTCACTGGTGGTATAACTAGCTCTTTCAACATCATCCAAGTAAATCTTGTAGTCAGTAGAGTAGTTACCTTGCTTACAATGGACTATGGCTTCAGGCCAATCTGGAGTAGATGTGCTTGGAGTAACTGTAGTCACTACTGATTTGTTAAGGATAAAGGTGAAGTCAGCGATTGTTACCGCTTTAAAGTCCGTTAGAGAATTTCCACTAGACAAGTAAGAGTAACCTGAAGGAGTGCTAACTGTGTGTTCAGTACCATAAAAATCGAACACTCGTAGTGAGGTATTGTCAGCAACGACAATGTATCGTTCTGTGACATCTCGGTTAATGGTGTGAATAAAGTAGTTACCTGTGGATAATGCATCGGTCACCAAAGTAGCTAAATGCTGGGTTGGTGGTCGTTTCCGTAAACCACTAATAACTGAACTAAATGCATTCACCTGTTCTTCTGCTTGAGAGTTCAAGCGTACACTAGGGGATTGCTGTGAAACCCCGTTAGCGAGGTTAGGTATTGAGCTACTTACAAGTGACATGTCTTACCTCTTTATGATTCGGTAAACGTCTGCGTTACCTGTCAGGATGTTATAGTCAGCATTCGCAGATTCCATTAGACGTAGGGTCGTTAGAGCTTGGTACTCATCTTCACGGTTCATACCATGTAAGGAGTCAGAGCCTAATAAACGGTCTTGTAGAATTCGGGCTGCTCGAAGAGCGATGTAGTTACGCGCTGCCTCTGGTATTTCATCAAAGGCCAGCAATAGAATTAGGTCACATTTCACAGTTTCAGTGAACGTGTATGTATGGTTTTTACGGTCATACGCCCGTGAGCCACGTTGTACTATTTGATAAGCATGAGACTCATTTGTCGAGTCAACAGCCATGATGTTTGTTGGTAGTGGCAGATTAGAATTCTGGTCAGGTACCAATGGGTAATTGTACTCAGAATTGAAGTACCAACCTTCAGCTTGAACGCTACGGTTAACAGTAGCCAGTATAGACTGTGCAGTAATCGCGTCTACTGAGGTCATGTTTACCAAGGTGTTCACTGGAGCTTCACCAATGGTATTGAGCATTGTATTAACTGCTTCAAGCTCAGTTGTAGGTGTTAGAGACATGGTAGTGAATCCTTAAAAATGAAAAAAAGGGGAACCGAAGTTCCCCAATTGTGTTTCTATAAGTTAGAAACTTACTTACTTGCTATACAAGTGCTAATTCAATAGCAGCTTCTGGACGCAATACGCCATGACCCATAGCATACTTAGCTACGAATAGAGTTCCTTGACGGCGAATGTCGTACTCAGACTCCAGGCCTAGGTCCATTAACTTAACTGTAGCTACAGCAGACTTGTGGAATACCACAGCCTTAGTCTTAGTGAAGTCAGCGTGGTAAGTGTTGCTCTCACCAGCATCAGCAGTCTGCACACCAGTTGGGATGTGGTTAGACTTAACGATAGTGATACCAGCAATACGTAATACCTTGCCTTCAGCGTATGCACCTTCACCACCCCAATCTTTGTTCAAGACAGTAGTGTCTTGTGCAAGCTTGTAGTAGATAGCTGGTGATACAACAGCACAACGGTCATCTTCTGGGATGTCCTTGCCGTCCATTTCTTCAGCAGCAGCAAACAATGCAGCTACGATGTTGGCAGAAGTGGTGAAGTTAGCTTTAGTGATTACAGTGCCAGACTTGCCAGAACCAGTGATGGTCTCAGCGCCACGGGCAGCTTGTACAACTACGCGCAAGATGTTCTTGTCATAGGTGTTAGCTAGTACGTTGCCTAACTCTTTAGTGTAAGTAGAACGCACGTCATAGTGGTTCTTAGCTTCATCAATGTTCGCAATGAAAGCTGGTGCTACTAGCAATGAATCGACAGAGATAACTTTCTCAGCTGCCTTGATAGAGCCACCTAAGATTTCTTCACCAACATTGTGGTAAGAAGCAGTTGCAGTACCCATAACTGGGAACGAAGCAGACTTGCCGTTAGAGATAGTACGAACAGAATGCAATGGAGCCATTACGTTCTTTTCTTCAAATTGTGTGATTACTTCGCCAGCGAATAGCTTTAGAAATAGTGCGTCAGTTGCGCCTGCGCCATTAACTTGGCCTAGGTTTGATACAGTTGCGTTACTCATTTTAATAGTCCTTAGAAAAGTATTGAAGTTTCAAGTTATTGTTCTCTTGAGGCTTCGGCCTTTCCGTGACTTCCACAGTGTTGTCCCCCTCGAGGGCATTGTATTTGTCAGTGGTTTAGCTGTGAGCTTGTAGAGGATGTACAGCTAGATAACGCTAGAACGCGCTAACTTAGCTTCGACTTGCTTGCGGAATGCAGGGTCAGTCTTGTATTTAGGGTTACGCATTGCTTCGGTAACCTGTGCTACGCTTTCAAACTTTGTCCCTGCATTTGCAGTAGTTTCACCAGAGATTAGAGAAGGGTTACTTCCATTTTCTGCTTGGTATTTAGCGTGAAGGCCGCGAACGGCTAATTGTATTTGTGCTGGGTCAGAGGTTCCCATGACATTGTTGTATGCATCGACTTCTGTCTTATCAAGACTAGAGGAAGCCCATTGCATCATGCTGCCATAAGTCTCTTCACCACCTACGGTACTGAACATGTCAGTGCGTAGACGGGTGGCTAGTGCTTCTTGACCAGCGATGTATGAATCAACTACATCACGTGGGATGCCAGACTTATTGATGGCCTCGTAGGTTTCATCAGATAGTCCTCCATTTGAACCGTACTCTGTTTGCAGAGCATCGAAGTCTAAACCTGCGTTAGTGGCAGCTTCTTTAGCATCATCGTTGGTTGGAATTTCAGAAGGTGTTTCATCAGAAGCAGTTACTTCTGGTTCTGTACCGCCTGACATCTTCTTTTCAAGTGCAGCATAAGACTTAGCCATATCTTCTGGAGTCTTAAACTTCTCTGGTAACCACTCAGGCCTTTCATCCGAATTGGACTCTGGGTTCTCTGGGGTCTGGGGTGCATCGCCATTGGCTTTAGCTACCATCGCATCAATGTGCGCTTGGTCAGGCTCTTGTTCGCCTTGGGCAATAGTTACAGAATCTACCATGTTGTTTATTCATTTCCTTGTGGTGCTTGCATTTGCTCTTTCATAGCATCGAATGCTTGAGGGGCTAACTGTTGTCCAGTTTGCATCATCATCGCCTGCTGTTCTTCTTGTTGCATCTCTTCTTCAGATTTAATCAAGCCATCCATATCCATGCCTAGGGAAGTACCAACACGGGTAATGTAATCACCAATGTTCATATACTTCTGAATTGCTTCAGGTCCTAGAGGAGCTAGATGTTCAAGCATTGCAGCTAATTTATTTAAGTCATGGCCTCGGCCTAAAGCCTCAAGTCCAGTGACGATTGTTGGAGACACCAAACCCTTCGGCAATTGCGGAACTTTCTTCTGCTTTTGCATCTGGAGTAATAGGCGGTTTACTAATGGGAGTTGGAATTCCTGACTCAAGATTGAATAGATACCACCGAGGGCATCTTCCAATTCGGAAGCCATGTAGCGAATCTCTTCGGCTGTCACTCGTTCAGCTTTACGCTGGACTGAGGAATTCATAAGGAAGGCAAAGGACAAACGCTCTTTGATTTCCTGTGAGGATTGGAAAGCTATCTGCATATCGCCAGACTTATTGACTTGCAGTGTGCTTACATCGTTAGCATCACCTTCACGGATAGCACCATTAGGGGCTTCTGCTAGGACTCGCGCACGTGTCGTACCATTTGGGCGTACTAAGAATAGTACCTTGGCACTAGCGGCTGCAGCTTCAACGATAGATTGTGTTAGAGACTCAAGTGAATTTAGGTCACCTTGGTATTCTTCTACATAACCACGTCCATAAGACTCACCATCAATGCGGCTTAGTCGTAGTGGAATCCACGGGGATTTATCTAATGGGAACGTACCAGTAGCTTCAGGTACATTGATGCCGGCAACTTCTTGTGTGACATTCCACTTACCATCCCTACGGACGACATGTGTGAACAGAGCTACGGGTTCATCTTGGCTAGTGTCTTCATCAGAAGTTTCTAGCAACTCACGTATCTCTTCAGGCAAAGCACTAGGTGACACATCTTCTTTAGTGATGATTTCTAGTGGATTACCCATTGGGTCACGTTTAAGAACGTAGCGGTCTAAATGGAATACTCGCATACCACCTTTATCAGGTTGATATAGAAGTACATTACCTGCAACCAACAGGTGTTTAATAGCTTCAAATGCAGCAATACGAGTTGAAGAAGCTTCAATCTCTGACATTACAGCACGTTCAATTTTGGATAACGCTTCTTCAACTTCTGCCCTTGCACCTTCTTCTTGGGCTAGTTCCTGTAACTTAAAGTCATCCACAGTTAAGCGGAAGAACGGTGAGTTAGGTGGAAGTAGAGCCAGCAACATCTTTGAAGATAAGTTGTTTACACCACGTGCGCCAATACCTTGGAACGGAGTGTATAACTTTGAATGTGCTGAATGCCCATCAGGAGGTAGAAGAGAAGGGATGGTTAGCTTTGCAGCATCCCTAGCTCTATCAAGGAAAGGTTGACGAGCCGCTTCCAAACGCTCATAGCGTTGGCGTATAGCTGTCATATAGATTTACTTCTTTGGAATGTTAATACCAGTAGCTGAAGTGCCACCTACTTGGGAATCAATCCGCAAGCTAGAGGTGCCTTTCTTCTTCTTGTTGTTCTGTGAACGCTTGTTGTCCACATCACCATTAGCACCAATACGAGGGGCGGCTGGTGCAAGGTCGGCTGGTGGGGGTGGTGGTGGATTAGCTTTAGGTGTAGAACCAAAACACATATTTGTTACTCCGAGTCGGGATTAGTTTGTACGTCATTGACGTGAGTGAGAAAATTAATTAGGTCGTACATACCTCTAGTCTTCTGAATGTCATCATGAGATGCAGCCAGAGTTCTATCAGTGATGGGAAAGAATTCCTTAAGAGCTTTTATTAACTCAGTTGAGACAACGGGGAATTTGTCAATAGTCATAAGACTTCCTTATAATGCAATTATATTTAAGTACCCGATTTGTCAAATGCTTCTATCCACATTTTACATTCTGCACTTCGTACAACATCATCAATGGTGAACTCAATCACAGGCACTGGTAAGTTATAGCGTTGGGCAAGGTCAATGATTGTAGACAAACCACTAGCTGTCTTAATGTCAGACTGTTTAATGTCACCATTGATTACGATGCGGCAGTTCTCACCGATACGGGTGGTGAACATCTTCATCTCTTCAGGTGTTGTGTTCTGAGCTTCGTCCATAATGACAAAGGCATCACTGAATGATGAACCACGCATGGTTTCAAACGGAGCAACAATGATTGCACCCCGTCTTATGGCATTTTCATACGCACCACCCATGCAGTTCCTAAGCACTTCAACCACAGGAGTAGTCCACGGAGCCATCTTCTCTTCTAGAGTGCCAGGAAATGAACCTAGTGACCTAGACGAAGGCACATTAGGACGTGTCAGGATTATCTTATCGATAGTTCCCTTCATGTATAAGTGTGCTGCCATTGTGCTAGCGATGTACGTCTTACCTGTACCAGCGCAGCCTAAGCTGATGGTCTGGGTGAAGTTGTTAATCGCCTCAATGTAACGGGCTTGCATCTTGTTCTTAGGTTGAAGTGCAGTACGAGGTGAGCGTTCTTCTTCGAACTTCTCTTTAATCTCTCGCTTAGGTTTTTGCTTACGTACTTGTCGAGACATGTTTACCATCCCCATGAGTCACCAGACATACCATCTGCTGAGTAATCCGTTACGCGACCTTCAAAGAAGTTCTTGAAGCTATCGCCATTTAATACCCAATCTAGCCAAGGCAGTGGGTTCTCTTGAATATCCCAATTGGGCTTTAATCCTAGGTTTACCAATCGCCTGTCTGCGATGAACCTGATATACGTCTTAACTTCGCTTGCGCTGAGACCTTCCATAGGACCCAGTTCAAACGCCAAATCAATAACCTTATCCTCAAGTGACACCGCAGTGCGGTACATCTCGTAGATACCCAATTTGAATTCATCAGTTACGACCTCTGGATTTTCTTTAATAAATGTTCTGAATATCTCAGTCATACCTGCAACATGGATAGTCTCATCACGGATAGACCATTCAACTATCTCGCACATGCCTTTTAACTTTCCAAAGCGTTGGAAGTTCAGTAGCATCACGAATGCAGAGAACAGGGACATACCTTCATTACACACAGTCTGGGCAAGAGCTTTTGCTAGGCCAGCTTTAGTGTCTGGGTTGAAGTCCTGCATGAACTCAATCTTCTCAGACATCGCATCGTATTCAAGGAAGGCTGTGTACTCAGCTTCAGGGAATCCTAGGGTGTCATTGAGCAACGCATAAGAGCGCATGTGGACAGTCTCTCGGTGGGCGAATGACAGCATCATCATACGAGCTTCATTGTTCTTGATACGTGGAAGGAATACATCCACATAGCTACCCCCAACTATCACATCAGATTGAGTGAATAGTCGGAGGATTTGGGTGATGAAGTTCTTCTCAGGTGGGCTAATCTTTCCAGACTTCCACTGAGCTACATCTTCATTAAGGTCACACTCCCACTCACCCCAGTGAAGCTTGTCATGTTCAATTGCT